AACTTGCAGCTCTTCGGCCCAGCCGGCGGCGGGCGCTTCCTGCCCGTTGACCGCCAGGTGGTCCTGGGCGTGCTCGTAGTCGATGACGAACGGCGGCGAGAACTGAGCGACGAGGCGGTTTACATCGTCGATCCTCCAGGAGCGGCCGTCGCGCCCTTCGAGCGTCGGACCGGCGGGCATGAGCTGCACCCAGGCCGGCGCGCCGCCTTCCGCCGCGAGGGCGATGGCGCCGCCAGCCGCCGCTGAAGCTGCGGCGCTGCAGAGCGCTCGAAAGGGGGTTGCGGTTTTTGCGGTCACGTGGCTAATTGGCCGAACGCGACGCGTCGCCGCTTTGGTGAATTTGTTCACCCTGAGGGCGTTTCGCCCCCTCCCGGCCAAAACGCCCCGAAGTCGACCGCAGCCGACCCGCCAGGATCGACGTTAAAAGGCCATTTTAAGCCGTGGGCGGCAAAGTCGGGGTCGGCGGCTGCGATGACGCGCGGGCTTGCGGCGCCGGCCGCCCTGGGGCCTCTAATCGAATTCCTTCTCCCGCTCGCGGGAGAAGGTGGCCCGAAGGGCCGGATGAGGGCGGCTTCACTCCCCGCCGAGCCGGTCGAGGCTTTCGAGATAGAGCGCGCCGCCGGCCGCCGCGTCGCGGCGCAGCGCGGCGCTCCAGGTCTCGCCGGCGAGCTCGCCGGTGACGACGATCATGCCGGCGACGTCGGTCGCCTCGCCGTTGTCGATCAGCGCCTGGACCAGCGCGTAGCTCTCCGGGCTCGCGCCGATGCGCTGGGCGTCGGCGACCGACAGCCGCACCGCGAACGCCGGCGCTTTCACCTTGTCGTGGATTTCCGGCGTCAACGCCGCGAACGGCACGGCGATCTTGCCGCGGCCGACCATCGCCGGATCTCGCGACGCCGCATCGAAGGGAATCGTCCCCGAGGCGATGCGCTGCAGCAGCCAGGAGTCGGCGAGATCGGCGACCGCCGCCTCGCGCGCTTCGGGGCTCATCGCGTCGACCCGGCCGGCGATGAAGTCCGCCATCGTCTGCGATCGCTGCAGCCCGGGGTTCTGGCCCCAGCCCGGATCGATCCCCACCGGAACCTCTTCGACGTCGCCGGTGCGCTTGTTGACGTAAGACCGCTTTCCGAAGTCGGCCGGTTCGTCGGGATCGTCGGCGTCGTAGCCGTAACGCTGCGCTTCGTCGTCGGAGAGCTGGCGCACCCGGCACTGGCAACCCCAGCCGTTCGGCGGGTAGTGCGTGCTCCACCAGGCGTCGTCGACCGGCAGAACCGTCCCGACCCAGGCGAGATGCTGCGGACGCGGATGCTCCGCCAGCGTGTGCAGATATTGCAGGAACGGCAGCACCCGCTTGGTGCGGTCGATGCGCTCCCATTCGCCCGCGGCGTAAGCGGTGTTGACGTTGGCCCAATAGATCGTCTTCAGCCGCGCCGGCGAGCCGAGCTGGACGATCTTCTCTTCGCCGGTCAGCGGGTCGAGCGCCTGCGCCTTGCCCCACCAACCCTTGGCTTTGAGCGCCGGCTCGAGGCCCTTGGCGAACTCGGCATAGTCCTGGCGTTCGGCGATCGCCTTCGACAGCGCCGATTTGACGTCGCCGAGAATGTCGTAGCCGGCCGACTTCGCGACGGTGAAGGCGTGGGCGTGTTCGTCGAACGACAGGTCGCGCCAATCGAAGCTCGGCGTGAGGCTCTTGGCGTCGAAATAGCGCTGGACCTCGGCCGGCGGATGGTCGAAGGCGCTCGAACTCGTCTGAGCCTCGGCCATCGGCTTACGGCTTGCCGAGGCCGAGATCGCCGAGCGCGCGCGCCTTCAGGCCCGCGATCGCCAGGCGCTTGGCGAGCGGGTCGGCGTCGATCTCGCCGGCGAGCCGGTCGAGCGCCGCCTGGAACTCCTCGTAGGACTTCGCCGCCTGCGCCGCCGCCAGCACCTTGGCGACGATCGGCGAGATCTGCGGCTCCCAGTCCTCGGCCCCGGTCGCGGCGAGCTGCTCGACCTCGTCGAGCGCGATCGTCCCGCCGCCGTCGGCGTTGAGCGCCACCCGGTTCCACGCCTTGTCGAGTTGCGCCGGCGTCTCGGCTTTCGCGCCGCCGGTCTTGCCTTCCGGCGCCTTCAGCAGCTCCTCGTCTTTGTCGGGCTCGGCGAAGCCGATCTTCTCGCGCGCTTCCCGCATGCTGACCTTGAGGCCGAGCGGCACCAGCACGCCGAGCGAATTGGTCAGCGCCGCGACGTCCTCCGGCTCGGTGACCGGGAAGATCGCGTAGGGCTTGGGCGCATCGGCGCCGAAATTCAGCTCGACGAACGGCGCCACCAGGTCGCGGTTGATCGTCGCCGCCGCCTGGTCGGCGTCGTCTTCCTTGATGTCGATCCTGACCAGGTTGTGGATCTTCGCCTGCGCCAGGCCGCCGGCGTGGCCGTCGGTCGACATCGTCTGGCCGAGCACCACCTTCGAGATCTGCTCGTCCATGTAGCGAGCCATGTTCTCGAACGGCTTGTCGGCGAAATTCTTCGCTTCGATGAATTCGATCGCCATCGACTCGGGGATGATCGCCGCCGCGTCGACCGCGATCGAGGCGACCGCCCAAAGCAGCTTGCGCCGATCCTCCGCCGTCGCCGCCGGGTGATACTTGCCGACCCGGATCGGCATGCCGAACACGTCGAGGAACGCCGCCCAATCCTTGATCGAGTAGTTCTTGAACATCCACCCCCAGGCGGCGAGCCGCGCGAAGCCGCCGCGGATCGGCACGCCGCTCTTCAGCTTCGGCGCGTGGACGATGAACTTCGCCGGCGGCAGCGCGACGCCGTCGATCGTGCCGAGCACGGCGAGACGGACCTCGGAGCGCGAGACGAAGTCGAAGGTGAAATATTTCGGGTCGCGCCACTTGTAGGCGGCCGGCCGCCACAGCCCGTCGCGCTCGCCCCAGACGATCTCGACGCAGGAATAGCCCTTGCCGAAGGCGTCGGTCAGGTCGCGCATCATGTCGCGGAATTGCGGCTCGCCGAGCAGGTCGCGCACCGCGTCGGCGATTTTCTTGTCGACCCGCTTTTCGCTCGACGGCTCGACCACCGCCCGCAGCGCCGAGATCGCCCGCTTGCGGGTCGACAGCACCGAATTGTAGTGCAGGTCGCGCTCTTCCATCTCCTCGGCGAGCTCGAGGAAGAAGCGATGGTCGCCGCGCACGGCGTTGCGCAGGATCGTCGCCATCCGCTCCGGCGTCAGGCCGGAGGCGATCGATTGGTCCCAGAACGCGCGCACGCCGATCAGCTCGGGTCGCGCGATCTCTTCCTTCAGCGTCTCGCGCTCTTGCAACGCCAGATATTTTCGCGCGTCCTGGCCGTCCGGCCCCAGCACCGGCGACGGCCCGTGCATGCCGGTGCGGTTCTCGTCGGCGATCAGGTCGCGCGGCGTCGAGAGATCGGCCATCACCACAGTCCTTTCGCGCTTCGCCGCTCGTCGTCGTCTTCGTCCGGCCGTTCCTCGCGCGCGGTGCGCGGGCTGTCGTAGTCGTAGGCGAGCATGACGGCGCGCGTCGCGGCGTAGGCGAGCATCAACGCCACCGCCGCGTCGCCATGGCGATCCTTCGATTCCCCGCTCTTCACCGCCGGCATGAACGGCACGCCGCCCTTGACCTGGACGAGGCGCAGATCGGAAGCGATGTCGGCGTCGGCCGGGATGTCGATCGCGTCGTCTTCAAACGCCGTTTTCAACGGCTGCGCGTTCTCGCGATACCACTCGACCGTCAGCTTGACCGCTTCGCAGCGCAGTTCGCCGAAATCCTGCTGGGCGTTCTCGGCCAGCGACATGCCGAGCCCGGTCGCGTCGTGTTTCGACGCGCCGAAGCGCGGCAGCCGCGCCATCACGAACTTCTGCACCTGGCGCTGCTGGTCGAACGGGATGCCCCGCATCTCGACCACGAACGGCGTGATCCGCCGCAGCGTGCGGGCGATCGCCAGCGGCCACAGCACCGTCAGGTCCGAGACGCGGCCGTAGTCGGCGCCGAGATAGTGCCAGAGGAACGGGTCGAGCGTCTTCAGAACCGGCAGCAGCTCGCGCTCGCACCAATCCTCGACGTCGGCCTCGCGCAGATGCGCCGGCCAGAAGGTGAATTCCTTCGGCCGGGTCAGCCGCAGCACCGGAACGCCCGGCCGCGCCCGCGCTTCGATCAAGGGCCCGGTCAGCCACGCGCCCGAACCTTCGCTCGGGATGCAGAACAGCTCTTCATCGGCGGCGTCGCCATATTCGCGGATGATCCCGGCGCGCCACGCCGCTTCGTTCTCGACGCTCCAGATCTCGCCGGTGCGCAGGCACACCCGCTGATAGAGCCCGTCCTTCAACGCGTCGTCGAAGTCGAAGCGGACGTAGCCGTAGCCCTTCGTTCCCGAGCGCGCTTCCTTGACCAGGGCGTTGTAATAGTTGCCCTCGCCGTTGTGGGTCGAGATGACCAGCACCCGGCCGCCCCAGATCAGCAGCGCCAGCGCCGCCTTCATCAGCTCTTTCAACTCGTCGTGGAACGCCGCCTCGTCGATGATCACGAAGCCCTGCCGGCCGCGAAGCGAGCGCGGGCGCGAAGCGAGCGCGACGATCTCGAACCCGCTGGCGAAGCGGACGCGGAAGGCCGAGATCGACTTGTCCGCCCCGTCGTCGAACAGGAACTCGGCGACGCCGCCCTCGACCAGCGCCTCGTCGAACGCCTTGGCCCACATTGCGCAGCAGTCGATGAACTCGCGCGCCATGTCGAGGTTGTAGCCGATGTAGAGGCTGTCCATGCCGCCTTCGGCGCGCGCTGAGGCCGAGGTCAGCACCGCTTGCGCGCCCACGCCCCAGGTCGCCCCGGTGCGCCGGCTCTTCTCGACGATCGTCACCCGGAAGGCGGCGGTCGTCGCGAGCAAGCGCTGCTGGTAGCCGAGCAGGATTGTCCCCAGCGAAGCGCGCGCGTCGAGGCCCGGCCCGGCGATCAGCGAGGCGCGGCGCAGCTCCGCCCATTCCTGTTCGGTGATGGCGCGCGCCGAGGCGATTTCGGCCGCGGTCGGCAGCGCGCTCATGACCACCACCCGTCGGCGCTCCGCGGCGGCCGAACGGCCACCACCATTCCGCAGAGCCCGTTCCAGACCCAGCCGCCGCCGTTGAAGTCAGTCCAGCGGCCGGGGCACCACTCGCGCCAGCGCTCCTTATCGGCGCCCTTGGCGAAGTGATAGTTCATATGGACGATCAGCAACTCAACCGGTTCGTCGACCTCTCTCGGCCAGTCCGCGACCGGGACGGCGCCAACGTCGAGCGCGTCCGTCATGAGGAGAGTCGGACAGGCAGGCGCGTCCATCGCCTCACCCCGCGCCGGCGAGCGCGCCGCGCACGGCGCCGATCAGCACCAAGACGCCCGACAGCGCGACGACCAGGCCGGCGATGAACAGCGCCGCGCCGCCGTCGTCGGCGGCGACGCGCTTCTCGCCGCCGCGGCCGTCGAGCATCATCGCGAAGCCGAGGAAGAGGAGCGCCGCTGCGGTCGCCCAGCTCATGCCTCGCCCCTGCGGATGACGCCGAGCTGTTCCATGATCTTGGCCCTCGTCTCGGCGGTGATGCCCTTCTCCTTGGCGACCTTTTCGACCGCCTCGCCGACCTTGCGGCTCGCCGCGTCGAGCGCCCGGCGCTTGGCCTCGCTGGAAATCGTCTGCGCTTCGACGCTGTGCTTGAGGGCGCGGGCGAGCTCCATCGCGCCTTTCGGCGTGAAGGTCCCCGCGTCGGCGTCGAGCATTTCGGTGATCAGCGTCTTGATCAGCTCGCCGATGACGACGTTGGCCTCGTCCATCCGCTCGGCGGTGAACTGCGGCGCCAGGCCCTCGAACAAAGCGCGCCGCTCGGCGAGTCGGCTCGCCGCGGCGGCGACACGCATCGCCTTGCGGTTAAACGCGCTCTTGGAGATCAGCGGGCAGTTCTTGTCGGCCAGACGGCCATTGAGGTCGGACAGGATCTCGGCCTGGGTCCGCTTGCGCGCGTTGAGCTCGCCCATCGCCCAGAAGATGTCGTCTTGCGCCTCGTCGGGCGCCATATCGAGCGACGACAGGCGGCCGCGGCCGAGGCGATCCGCGCTGGCCATCTCACACCTCCGGCGGCGAGGGCCGCTTGACGCCGTCGAGCACGATGCGCCGCTCGACGTGGTCGAGGCCGCGCTGGGTGATCTCGGCGATCAGCACCGAGCCCGCTTCGGTCAGATGCACGGCGCCGATTTCGGCGAGAAAGCGCAGCTGCACGTGCAGCCAGTCGCGGGTGCGGTTGATCGCCCAGCGCTCGGCGAGCTCGTCGCGCAGCAGCGACGAATTGAGCCGGCCGTCCGACTGCTCCGCCAGCATCCGCAGCGCCACCAGCCGCGCCTCGTGCTCCATGATCGCCGAAAGACTCACCGGCCGTGCTCCAGAAAGGTTTCCTGCAATCGCTCGGCGATCGCCTTGATCGGCGCGACGCGCTCGACGATGACGGCGAGCTGGCCTTTCATCTCGACCATCGACAGCTGCAGCTCGTGCACGGTGTCGCCGTCGGGCAGGTGCTCGACGGTGGTCTCGAGTTCGACGAGGCGCTTCTCATGGTCGCCGCTGGCGTCGCGCAGCTCGGCGACGTCTTTGCGGTTGCGCGCGGTGACCAGCGTGTAGAGCGACAGGCAGACGGCGAGCAGGCTCGCCAGCGCGGTCACCATCTGCCAGACGTCCTCGGCCATGCCCGCGCCTCACTTCCCCTGTTTCGCCGTCAGCCCGTCCGCCGCCGCGACGTCGGCCAGCAGCTTCGCCGCCGCGGCGAGCCGCGCCGCCGGCGTGTTCATCGCCGGACGGTCGGCGCACGCCAGCGCCGCGTCGCGCGCCAGCCGCGCCCGGATCGCCGCCGCGACGCCCGTCGCCTTGATTGAAGCCAGCGCCGCCGCCGCCGGGCCTGCCGCCGGGCAGACCTGTTGCTCGATCGCCACGACGCGCGCCGCGGCGGCGTCGACGGCGATGAGCGCCGCAGGCCCCTTGGCCAGCGACGCGCCGGTCAGCGCGGCGACGATGAAGGCGACGATCGGCGCGGCCATCAGCTCGCCGTCACGGCCGCCGCGGGCGCGGCGGAAGCCGGCGTCGTCGGCCCGAAGCCCGCGGCGGCGCAGACATCGGACGCCAGCGCGCCGGCCGGGCCGGCTTTGGTCAGCGCCGCCTTGACCTTGCCGTCGACGTTGGCGTCGGCCTTGATCGCCGCTCCGAGCGCGACGCTGGCGGCGACGATCGGGCAGTAGGTTTTCGCCAGCGCCGCGGCCAGTTGCTCCTGATTGGCGATGACGGTCGCGTTGAGCTGGACGAGCGCCGCGTCGACCGTGCCGATCGCCGCGGCGTCGGTCGCGGCGTTCTGGGCGAACTGTTGCGTCTGCGACGTCGAGCAGCCGGCGGCCGTCGCCACGATCGCCAGCGCGATCATCGCATAGGGCGCTCCGAAGACTTTGAACATGATCTCGAGTCCTTGGCGGGAAGCGCCGGAAGCCGCCGGCGCGCGGAAGCGCGAAGCGCCTCACTCGACGGGAGTGAAGTCGAC